CACCTGCAATGCGCCTGTTTTTTGCTGTGTCAGGAACCCCAAGATTTTCCCGGACTCTTACACCTTTATAAACAAACCAGATACGTAATTTCCCACCATGGTTTTCCACGCCTGTCGGATATTTCATTTCAGCTTCTCTCATTGGTTAGTATTGTTTTTACTCAAGTAAGATGACGCCTTGGTCTTGCTGATGCCTGGCGTTCAATCCAGCGATCTATTTCTTCCAGGTTGTAAAAGCATGGGCTGTTATCCCATGGCATACAGTCATGGGCGACATGCTTATATTCCCTTCCTTCCATAAACGATTTTTCTCTGGCTTTTTTTAGCGTTCCCTTTTTTATTCCTTTCAGTGCAATTAGCTGTTCTTCAGATACCCATTTACCGGGAGAGACAATCATGATTACTTCGCTCATCGCTTTTATCTCTTACATCAGATGAGGGCCGGTTGCAGAATACCAGTCACAACCGGCGATGGTTGAACATTAAAAATCAGCCTGACTCGGGATCAGTTTTTGCCAGATAGCTGAAACGTATTTTGCCTGGTAACGGGCGTCATCAAGTGCATTGTGGCGCTCACCTTCGAATGGGATAGCTGTTCTGGCATCGAAGTCTATGGCTTTCCCTAGCTCAACGATTGTGCGTACATCGCGATCGTTGTGGTAGTGCCAGGGGCAGGGGATCCCCTGCCGTTCGTATGAACGGCGTAAAATCACGTTGTCGAAGTTGGCTCCATTTCCCCAGACCTGAACAAAAAATTCACCGGAGTTTTCGGCGATAAATTCCCGCAATTGCAGTAGTGCATCATCTAACGGGATTTCATCGGTCAGAATGGCAGACTGCGCTTCACGTGATTGCTTCAGCCACCATTTAATGACGTCACGATCAATAACTCCGCCAGCAGTATCCAGATCGATGGTCTTGCTAAATTCCGGTCCCATATCTCCGGTTTGTGGATCGAAAAATATTGCGCCTATTGAGATAATCGCGGCATTGGGATTTTTTCCCATGGTTTCAATGTCGATCATCAGATGAATCCCCGCTCTGCTGGTGGATGTGAGATTGTGATGACCATTCACCTTAATTAAGGGATCTGCCGCCTCGCCAGTTTCACTATCGCTGGCGTGATGCTGATTGCCGCCAGTGTTCTCCTTGTGTGGATGTTCAGCGCCTTCCATTTCCTCCGGATCATTCTCCTGAGCTTCAACCTGATTCTCTTCATCGAATGTTTCCTGGTATGTTGCGTTGCCCATGACAGCGCCACAATCGGGGCAGTTGCCGCCACCGCTCTGACCGCAGGCGGTGCAGACTTTTTCCGGTTCCTGTTGCACTACTGGTTCGGATTGTTTCGTTTCTGGCTCGTTTTGTAACGCATTTGGGCTGTTTTGTTCCGCTTTCTGGTCGTTCTGTTCCGTTTCTTGCTGGTTCTGATTCACTGAATCGCGGGTTTCAATCTCCTTCACCCATTTCGGATCATTCGGGTCGCTAATCCCTGCAACAAATTCACCACGTGATACAGCAAGCAACTTATCGGCGTCAGGCTGGCTGATATTGGCTGCCTGCATAATTTTGTTTACTTCGTCAGCGGTAACTTTTACCGGCTCCGGTTGTGCGATCGTGTCAGATGCACCAGTATTTTGTTGTGAACCTGAGTATGTACCGTTTTTGCGGGCAAAATATTCTTCTTTCGTGATTTCAGTAGCCCCTGCAGCCAGCGCCTTATTCAGACCAGAAAGTTTGTTTGCACGACCGTATTTTTCGCCATCCTTGTCGCTGAAGAGGAAGTAGAACGGCCCCTCACGCTCTACAGATGATTCGACTTCCACTTTGCATTCGGTTTTTTCGTTGTCCTGAATTGCCGTTTCCACTGCGTCAGTTTCTGGTACTGGCGACGAGAGAGTATTAGCTGTGCCCTGATTTGTTCCTTCGTCATCTTCAAACACGCCCTTTGTAGTCAGGTATTCAGTGATGTATTTGTTCAGTGCCACGGGATCTTTGTGAATGTCGATCGGGCGTTCACGGACAAGGCCAAAAATAGTCTGGCGGCTGTAGCGAAGCGCATCAGGTTGTTTGCGCATTGATGCGGAGATGCGCTTCCAGTCTTCGCGATCTCTGGCGATAACTTCATTTTTAGCCCAGCGTATGTAAAAAGCGGTTTCAGGAACGCTGAATATATCGGCATAAGAAACTGGCTTGCTGGCATTCGCATCAAAGGAGAGTGATATGGCGTTAACACACCGCGAACTCTGTCAGATTGCGTACAAGTTCCTTAAGCGCAACGGGTTCAAGGTTTGTTTTCATGACCGCTTTATAGCTGTAACCAGTACCGGAGAACAGCCAGATGCTATGGGATTCAGAAATTCAGCATCATGCCTGATAGAGGCGAAATGTTCTCGTGCTGACTTGTTGGCAGATAGAAAAAAGCGTTTTCGTAAAAATCCGTCTCTTGGAATGGGCGACTGGCGATTCTTTATTAGTGAGCCGGGAATTATTTCAATTGAGGATTTACCACCTGGCTGGGGATTACTTCACGTTGTTAACGGAAGAGTACGGAAAGTACATGGGTGGCCCAAGGGTAATTGCTGTTGGGGTAATCCTGACGATAAGCCATTTACTGGAAATAAGCAGGTTGAATGCGATTACATGTTGTCTGCATTAAGGCGCATGGAGTTGAGAGGGCACCTTAATGAAATATATGACGGTGTAATTGTTAATAAGAAAGAAGGAAACGCGGCATGACCACTATTACCAGAGAGCAGTTAATAGCTCACGCAGAGGAGACTATTGAAGCACAGAGACTGTGTATACCGGGCACAATCGACCATGACATCATCCGCACATATAAGATGGATATTGCTGTTCTGGAAATCGCACTGGCATCGCTGGCAGCAGAGCCAGCCGGTAAATTGCATGAATACAAACCAGTGGGGTATCAGCGTCTGGTCGACGAGTTAACTATGCAGGTAAAGCAGTTAGCCTGGCAACTGAGGAAAGCGAAGCCGGACTGCAAACTGCCGGATAAGGCGATGGACTACCTGGAGCGAAACGGACTGACAAGCGTGGAGGATGTTTTACGATGACCAGGCCTGAAGCATTCACAACGGTAGGAATTGCGATGGCGGTGGCGCTGGTGGTGTATTCGATTTGCCGCTGGGGATAAATCGCCGAAAAAAGATCCCGACACAAACATGAGCCGGGATCTTTGATTTATATAGCCTACGAATCCGCCAGTAAGAGAGGGGGGCGGACGGTTAATTCTAACACCGGAATGATGTGGGTAAAAGTTTATAAGAAATCGGTTTCATAACTTTGCCCACCATGATAGATACCGACAATAAAGACTTTTCTGCCATCAACGGCAAAAGCAATAATCGTTCTGTGGCGGAAATGAGTTACCCGCATCCCCTGGCGAATATCATCGCGTTTATTGCCCCGATGCGGGAATGTAGAAAACCCATCAAGATAATCAAGAAGCGCATTGGCAAAATTGTCAGCAATGACGTTCCCTGCTTTCTCCGTTATATATCTGTGCAGGTTGATTATTTGTTCTTCGGCCTCAGGAGTAATGATGACTTCATATGTCATGCAGATTACTTCCCGGATCGAATCGCGGCGCGAACCTGTGAAATGGAGCGTCCGTTGTTTGGGTTTTCGCGGATAGAATCAAGAGAGGGGGCGGCTGAATGCGTTAACCACGCTTCGATTGCTTTATCGCGCTCATTCAGTGCGCGAAGCCCTTCACGAATGACCTCGCTTTCTGAAGCATAGGCACCGGAAGCCACACGGGCGCGCACCATGTCAGCCATTTCGTTAGTTAATGTAATGCTGAATTGTTGGGTTGTACGCATGGTAAACCTCACGGAGTAGGATAGAACACCATTCGATGATAGCACGTTGCCTGTTGACGACAACAGAAATCAGAGACAATATTGCCGCACGCCAGCTTGAACAACTGGCACCTGCTGCGCCAGCAGAGAAAACCGATGGCGCACAATACCAAACATCACAATTCTGATATCGCCCCTGCCAGCAGGCAAGGGCGGTGTTCTCACACATTCAAATATGACTGGTATCAGCACGATCCCTGCACTGAAGAACAGGCCGAATGGCTGATTCATAACTACCGCAGACGTGGGTATGAGTTTAAGAAAGCCCTTAGCCTCGACTACCGTCACTGGATAATCTACGTCAGGCTCCTTTATTCCGAACGCCCGCCGCGTCCGTCCCGCACATTCCAGCAACGCATCTGGAGGTAACGTGCGGGTATTACTTCGACCTGTTCTGGTACCGGAACTCGGGCTGGTGATCGTTAAGCCGGGCCGTGAATCCATGCCGGTATTCCACAATACCCGGGTACTGGTGGAGCCGGAACCGAAAAGCATGCGTAATCTGCCGTCCGGCATCGTCCCTGCCGTTCGCCAGCCGCTAGTGGAAGACAAAACATTGCTGCCGTTTTTCAGTAACGCACGGGTGATTCGTGCTGCTGGTGGCGCTGGCGCATTGTCTGACTGGTTACTGCGCCATGTTAAATCCTGCCAGTGGCCACACGGCGATTATCATCACAGTGAAACCGTTATTCACCGTTATGGTACCGGCGCAATGGTGTTGTGCTGGCACTGCGACAACCAGCTGCGTGACCAGACATCCGAATCACTCGAGCAACTTGCTCATCAAAACCTGTCAGCATGGATGATTGACGTCATCGGTCACGCAATATGCGGTACGCAGGAGCGTGAATTATCTCTGGCTGAATTATCCTGGTGGGCGGTCCGCAATCAGGTGGCGGACGCGCTACCGGAAGCGGTATTACGTCGTTCGCTGGGGTTGCGTGCGGAAAAAATCCGCTCAGTGTACCGTGAAAGCGACATCGTACCGGGAGAGCAGACCGCCACCAGCATACTGAAGCAGCGCACAAAAAATCTTGCGCCGCTGCCTCACGCCCACCAGCAACAGAACCCACCACAGGAAAAGACGGTGGTCAGCATTGCCGTTGATCCTGAGTCTCCGGAATCTTTCATGAAACGACCTAAACGTCGCCGCTGGGTTAACGAGAAATACACGCGCTGGGTAAAGACACAGCCGTGTGCGTGTTGTGGTAAGCCTGCTGACGATCCGCATCACCTGATTGGTCATGGTCAGGGGGGAATGGGGACAAAGGCCCACGATATTTTCACGTTACCGTTGTGCCGGGAGCACCACAACGAACTTCATGCAGACCCGCTGGAGTTTGAGAAAAAGTACGGCTCTCAGATTGAGTTAATTTTTCGTTTTCTTGATCACGCCTTTGCAACCGGCGTGCTCGGGTAAAAGAGGTGACTGATGCTCATAGATTTGGTTTTACCTTACCCGCCGACGGTGAACACTTACTGGCGACGCCGTGGCAGCACATATTTTGTATCAAAAGCCGGGGAGCGTTATCGCCGGGCAGTGGCGCTTATTGTTCGCCAGCAGCGACTGAAATTAAGCCTGTCCGGACGGCTGGCAATAAAAATTATTGCAGAGCCACCGGATAAGCGTCGTCGTGACCTGGACAATATTCTGAAAGCACCGCTGGATGCGCTGACGCATGCGGGAGTGCTCATTGATGACGAGCAGTTTGATGAAATCAATATTGTACGTGGTCAGCCAG